TCCTACGGCTCCAACGCCGTTACGCGAATCTCTAAATCGTCCAGTTTTTCTTGAATCTTGCGAAGTTCGTATTCAATAGAACGCGCATTCTGTCCCAAAAACTTGTGCGTCGGCTTGTATATGATCGGCATCAGTCCTCCACCCGCCAATCATCATCAATCATGTCGCCCAAATCATCCAACGCAACCCCCAACGCATGAACCGTGATCTGCAAGTCTTCCAAATCAATAGTGCGCGCGTACGCGTTCATGTCCATCGTCTGCTCAATGGACGACACCGTTGCCTCCAAATGGTCGATGCGCGCCACTAGGCGTGCAGACGACCATGTGACTGTGCCGACTATCACGGCCACGGACAGCATCAGTCCGACCGCGACGGTGGGGATTCTGACTTGGCGGATATCGGTCGGGTCGGTCATTACTCAACTTCAACCCATGAGGTCGTGTCCTCATCCCACGAATAAAATGGTTCCGTCGCTGGATCATCAGCGGGGTACGGAACTGGGTTCACCCACTTGAAGTCGTCATCCATCACGAATGAGGGAAACGGCTGCTCAGAATAGAACGCTTGTGCGGCCTCGTCCCAGATGTTTCCGGCACTAGCGAAGTTGTAGTGGATCGGTTCCATGTTGTCACAGACCTGAACCCAGTAGCCATCAAGGCCAAGAATGTCAGTTAGGAAGGCTGCACCGTGTTCGTCGGAGTCCTCTTGGGTTACTACCAATACGGTTACGACACGGCCGTCTTCGATTTTCGCATAACCCACTTGGCCCTCAGCGTGACCAGATCCGTGAGACATCACACTCTCCTACTGGTAAGTGAACGAAATGACGACGATACCAGTACCGCCTGCGCCGGAAGTGCCGCTACCGCAAGCACCGCCTCCACCGCCTGTGTTGGCGGTTCCTGAAACACCGTTACCCGCATATCGTTCGACTCCTGCCCCACCACCGCCAGAACCTCCCGCACCGCCAGACGGAGTGGCTGTTCCCGCATAGCCTGCACCACCACCACCGCCACCACAATAAGTTTGGCTGCCGCCCGTAGCGGTGCTATCCGCTTTCCCAGCCCCGCCAGCACCGTTGCTCTCGTAAACACCGTTGCTCCCATTACCACCACCGCCGCCACCGCCACCGCCGAGGCTCCGATAGGGCGGAGAGGCTAGGTAGTACCCGTTGCCTCCTGTGTTGCCTTGACCTGCCGTACCAGAAGCACCGTTGTTCTTGGTGTCCGACCCCCACGCATTTCCGCCGCCACCGCTACCACCAGACGATGGAGCCTCCCCAGAACCGAACGGATTATAGCCACCGCCTGCACCCCCACCTGTCACGGAGGTTCCCTCAAAGGAACTGCCATTTCCCGAGTTGCCCTTGGGGTATGTCACACCTGAACCGCCATTACCCACAGATACAGTTTTCGCTCCCGATGTGTCTACGGTGACGGTATAACTCAAACCACCACCTGCACCTCCACCACCGTTACCCGCCTGCAATGTGTAGTAGGCACCCCCAGAAGCGCCACCAGCGACAGCCCAGACAGTCACAGTACCCCCTGCGCTGAATGTGATTGTTCCAGCACTAGTGAAGGCGTATGCCTTGGTGTTGCTGTAAGTCTCTATGTCCGGGCTGCCCGTCGTGGCCGAAACCGCTACGAACGCCGCTGTGGTCAAGGATGGGGTGTTGCCGTCAGCGCCTGCGCCCTTCTCGTTGATCGCTGCCACGTTGAAGTTGTACGAAGTGTTGCCTGACAGTCCCGTAGCAGAATACGTCGTCCCAGTAGAACCGGTGTCGGCTACAAGGACTGATCCGTCCTTCTTGATTTGGTAGCCGCTGACCGTTCCACCACCCGTGTCCGACGGAGCCGACCACGACAAGTCGATGACGGTCTGGGTAGGCGATCCGGCAGCCAGCGACAGGGTTCCCGGTGCGCCGGGAACCTTGATGCCGCCCTGACCGGCAACTACGGAAAGGAACATACTCATCTATATTAGCCGATGTTCCCGATTAGCGCCCACTTGTTGTCATCAGTCTTGATAGCAGCGACAACGGTGTACCGGTCGGCACAGGTCTTAGTGGAGTCCTTGGAAGTCAGTTCCGTAACCCCGGTTCCGGCAGCGAATGTGAGTGTTCCAGTTCCAAACCGCTCATAGTAGATAACGGTACCAACCGCAAACGCTTCTGCTGAATGCTGCGGCAAAGTAACTAATGCTGTAGCGTGCGTTGTCCTAATGTAGTTGTTCTCATCACCAAGAGCAGGAGCAATGGCCGCATCGCCGTTATCGACGGGAACAGTCAGATGGTTGGTGGTGGTGCCGGTAACCGTCAGGTTGCCGGTCACCGTCAGATTGTCAGTAATCGCAACATCACCGTCAGCAACCTCAAGGGCATTTGCCCCGTTCGTGCCGGTGATAACCAGTTTCTCTTCGGAGGCATCCCACAGCATGTTGTCGCCTGTGGTCGCAGAATGGAATGTGACATCCACGCCGGTCGTGTCGGCCCCGAAAGCGACAGCGGCGTCGATAGCAAGATTCAATGTAGCCGCACCACTTGTCGCGCCACCTGACAGGTTTGTTCCTGCCACAACGGAGGTGATGTCACCGGTCGTAGGCGCAGACCAGATCAAACCCGTTGCCGTGGTGGAATCGGCAGTCAGAACATGAGTGTTCGTGCCCGCCGCTAGACGCCCCACGGCGTCAGCACCCGTAGCAACAATCAAATCACCCAGTACGTCAACAATACTGTTCTGAACAACACCGGGTGTGGTGTTGATGAATGCTTCAATGTCGTCGTTGTTTTGGTTTACATCCGCAGCGACGATAGTCGTCCCAGCGGAGAACGTATTCGTAACAGCAAGAGTTGCCATTTACCTGAGTCTCCTTGGCGTGTAAGTAAACGCTAAAGCGTTCACTTCCCAATGGTTGTCGGAAGAAGGCCCGCTGACCTTCATACTAACACTTCTACCTGTCCCAAGTGTGGGCAGGTTCTGCACATTCGCAGTCAAATCCGCTGAAATGGCATCCCATTCCGCCAAATATGCCGACGCCGGGTCGGCGTCATCCCATTTGGCCGTATCCCAACGTGACTGAGACACCTTACCTGCTACCGACAGATTGAAAGAGTTGGTCGATTCAGACTTGTCGAAATCCTTGTAAATCAGAATCGGCAACGTGATTGTCGCCTCTGCCGACAACACGACACGCGGACGCCCCCACCGCTTCTTCACAATCGGGTTCTTACCTGTCACCCACCGGGTGACAAAGTGTGAAACGATATGGACTTCCGTTGATCCAACATAACGGTCGCTGGTACGGTTCTGGTCGTCTTCCACGTCAACCAGAATCCCCGTGTTGGCAACACAGCCGCCGTAAACGGTGGCTGCGGCATTCGGAGGCCGGTATGCCAGCATTGGACCGACATCAATATCGGTCATAATCCAAGAACCATCCGCGCTGATTGTCGGATCATAAATGAATACACGCCTTGTCGTTACAGCGTTTTCAACCCAATCTACTGAAACATACAACTTGTTGTTTCCCCACGCCAACTGAGGCGGATTCGTTGTACGAATGCGTGCGTCATCCAAGGCCGGGGACAACTTGGAGAACAACCAAATAAACTGTTGCCCGTTATACAGGTAAACGCCTTCCTCCGCTGACCAGAAGAACACCCCGAATGGTGAATGCACCGGGGACGACAGCGGGGTGGAACCCACGCTGTTCGTCAACGTAACCACCTGAAACGAATCGGAATCGAAACCGAAGATCGCATACACGCTGTTGGACTTGAATATCAGTAGACGATCACCCATTGGGAGAATACCGGTGATGTAATCACCATGTTCTCCCTTATCAATGTCCACATAGTCGGCAGCAGCCCATCTCTCCGGGTCGTTCGCATTGCTCCACCGAACCCGATACTTGTAGTTCGTGCCAGATTCGACCGTGCTGGCCGCCCACGCGAAGTTGTTCCAGAAGGCCACATACTGGGCCTGTGGGAAGTTCCCCGCAGAACCATCCAACGTGAGGCCAAGGTCTGCCGCGCTGGAACCATCCCATTTGAACGCAACCTTGTCTCCAGACACCCCGTAAGCGACATTGTTCATTGTCATGCCATACACGCGCGAACCAGCGGTTCGTGACGTGATACCAGTCAGGGCGGTAAAGTTGCCTGTAGTGGCATAGGCGACATCGGTACCGTAGTTGACCATCACCTGACTAGTACCCGTATCGGTGTGGAAACCCCAAATACCCTTGATGTCGGCACTCAATGCTGTCGTATTGAGGCGATCCACACCATCACGCATACGAATGCCGCCACGGGGATCGACCAGCACGTTCAACAGATCGGGAGATTCGTTGTCCGCAAGGTTGAACTGGTCCGAACGCAGGTTCAGACCCCCGGTGAAGGCTTCAAGAACCTCTAGTTTGAACTCTCTGCGGGCCATTGCCCGCTACCACTCAACGCCACCGGTATTGGCGTACCGCAGGCGACCCATCCCGGCTAGGTAGCGGGTTGAACGGCGGCTATTGCCAACCAGAGGCTGTGGTGACGGCGTATCAGAATATCTGCGCGCCACGTTGTCAAGTTCAATCATGTAGTCGCGCTGGTACTGGTCCGCCATTGTCGGATCTTCCTGCTGCAAATAGCATTTGGCGATGGCGTAGGTAACGAGTACGGAATGAAACGGATCGGGAATGTCCGGGGTTGCGCTGTCTGCGCTACCTGCTCCGAAATCGGTTGCATTGCGGATCCCACGAACGTAAATGGTTTTGACTGAAGATGGTGTCGGGTAGAAGCGAACGGTTTCGTTCCAGAAACTCCACTCCCACGGCTGACCCGATGATGCAACATTCAACGGATAGTTGGAATCAGCGTCATCGCTACCGATGTACTGTATAACGTGATCGTCGTTGCGTAGCGCAAC